CCATAATATATTTTACTTATTTCTAAGATTTCATCAAGCCCAGTATTTTGATTGGGTTGTTGAAGATAAAGCGTTGCATCTTTTGATGCTGTTAAAAAGTAGTATCCCATTATTTTGCTCTTCCTTTTATGTCCGAATTCGGATATTTAATTTCAAAAATAGATGGGTCTAAAGATGGATATACAATCTTAGCTTTAGTTGCCGCTTCTATATTATATGAATTTGGTGCGTACTTGCCACCACATTTATTCACTATTAATAAATTTGGAACAGATGAAACTCCTTCTATATTTGCTATTAATAATTCAACTTCACTCAAATTTATTGTTTGATTAAATTGCCAATTATCAATATTAAAGTAATCTTTTAATTCTGAGATACACTTTGCCAATACTTCACTCTTATTATAATTCTGATAAACTGATATTTCAAATTCAATACCTATGTTTATAATAAATCCATCATTAATGTTTATACCATCGGTTAATAATCTATACTCATTTAAATAAGTCTTTACATTTTCTTTAACTCCTCTACTAAGTGGTACTAATCTTCCAAATAAATCATATCCTAACAAATACAAATTAATTGCAAACGGATTATTCTTTTCATTTTCATTTGAAGTCTTTCCAATTAAATATTGTGTAATATCTTCTTTTACCGATTGCTCAGATGGTTCTTCACTATCAGGCATATTAACAAAATTCATTACTAAATCAGTAAATTCTTGCAAATTGTTAGGTGATGCTAATATAGATGCCGGCGAGTTATTATCTATTGTACCATCAGCTACAGCGTAAGCTTTTGAAACTGCTCCAAATTTTGCAGGCATAGATAATACTCTTACTTGATAATCCTTTGCGGTTACTGCTCTATTTTGAGAACCAAAGTTTGCTAAAGCGTTTTGTCTAATTTCCTCAACAGTCTCACCACCCCTACCCCCTGCGGCTGTTACTTCATTATCAATAGCTACAGAGTTTTTTGTTGCTTGATAAATTGCTCGTTCACTATCAGTCAATGCTTGTGTATCTTCTTCAAATTCTATTTTAGTAATTCTAGTCAATTGACCAGTTGCTACATTTGATTTAACACCACCACCAATTAAATACCTAACAGTCATTGTTGTTGATGATGGCGATGTTCCGTATGTTTTTGTTTTTAAGAAATTCGTTGGGTCAAATGATTCATCCAATCTACCAATAGAATTTGGCAATCCCAATCCTACATTTTTAAGATTTGGAATTAATTGTTCATCCGATGCCGATGAATCACCTGCTCCAAATTGAATAACAGTTCTACTTTCCTCATCTACTTTTGCAACAAATCTTCTTGGGGTTTTTATTGTTTTTAAAATGTATGGTACAGTCGTTTTAAATTGATATAAATCTGCATCATTTACTTCTGTATTTGGTACATCTATAAAAACCATTTCTTGTGCTAAATATGGAACTTCGTACCATTTATTATTACCACTATCTCTTACATCATATATTTGAATAACATTAGTTTCATCTAACACTATTTTTTCAAATGGAGAATACGAACTAAATGTAACTGCTCTTTCTACCAACTCTCCAGATATTGCTTGTACATATTTTTTAATTAAATAAAAACTTGGTTCTCCAGTTGCAGAATCTCTTTGATAAACACTAACCTCTCTACCATTTTCATCGGAAAAATCAACAGCGTCTGTTGTTCTAAATACTATACCATCTTTTGTTGATGTCGATTGTAATCCTTCTTTAATTCTTAAAAAATATTTTGTATCTGGTAAATTGTTTACCCCAACTCCAATTGATGGAACTAATTGATAAACTGATAATGTTGTAATTGCTGGCGATGATACCTTTGGCTTATATCCTAAATATTGTGATAATGCTAATACACTTTTTATATCTTCAGCATATACCATTAATGATTCTTTTAAAGTATCATCAATATAATAAGATAATGAATCACCTATATAAGATGCCATTTCTATAAACATCATACCAGGAGAAGATTCATTAAAATCAGAATACGTTTTTGGGAAATAGCTTTTTGCAAACTCTACTAGATTATTTCTAAATCCAATAAAATCTTTATCAAGATATTTTATATCCTTTCCTTTATTTTTAAAATTTTTATTTGTTACAGTTATTCCCATTTTTTATTTATTAAGCTGCTATTGTGAAAGATACAGTATTTAAATCAGGTTGATTTAATAATCCAAATGTTACCGATACATTTATTAAATTATTATCTCTATTGTTATTTGTACTTTCTACATCTATTTGTTCAATTGTAACATATGGTAACCATTGTTCTAATGCGTTTGTTATAGCATCCTCAATTTTACCTGGCAAGCTATCATCATTAAAATCAAATAATAATTCTTGCAATCCACTACCAAATGCGGGTTGCATTACTCTTTCACCTCTTTTGGTTAATAGTAAATTTTTTACATTTGATTTTATTTGCTCATTAGTTGTAAAGGTTTGATTGAACGCAGTATTACCGATTTGGATTGGTAATGATATACCTATCGCATAATCTTCATACTTTTTAGTATCTTGTACTAATTTTTGTCCTAATACAATTGCCATTACTTCTTCTTAAATCTTTTTACAAGTTCTGAATAATCTCTATTCAATGCTTTATCTATTTCAGCTACTCCAGTGTTTACTCCCAATCCTGTTGGAGAAGGTCCTTTAGCCATTTCACCATAACCCATTTTTTCAGCTAATGCAGTTCCACCTACAAGTGAACCCATATCTGCTTGTCCAAAATTCATTGTTCTAAATCCACCATCACCCTGTGGGATACCTCCTCTTGTTTCATTAAGAATTTGGTTAATCATTGGGTTTTTGCTGTATTGCTTTGTTGGTATTTCCTTTTGAACTACCGATTCTGTAATAGTATCATCTCCCAATACAGCCTTAGCCATTGAGATACTCTTTGATACTGGTTTTGGTGCTACCTTTGTTTCAGATAGCATTTTTTTCATTTCAGCCTTCACACCTTCCTTAATTAAAGCAGGTAATTGCTCTTTGAGCTCCTCTTTAATCAGAATTTGAATGGCTTCTAATAGTTTATCCATGTCCATAATATTCTATTCTTTGTTTGTTATGTTTATAAATATTTAAATTAAGTATTTTTGAGAATTAGGCCCAAAGAGTTGGGTCTTTTTGTAATTCTGTCCAATACATCGTAAATTTTTTAATTCTGTCATCTAATCCATTGTAACCGCCATTAATTCGTTTTGTTATAACTTTTATAGTAACTGTGGTTGAATCTTTACATTTTTCTCCCAATTTATTTGCTTTCCAAAATAAGCACGCAGTATCCGCATAATACTTAGAACCTACTAATGTTGGATTACCTTCAAAATCATCCCCAGCGATTGGTCCGAATTTTTTATAATTAGCTCTTCCGGTTAATTGTATATACCCTCTACCTTTATATCGTTTACCATCACCAGGTTGCGTATTACCCAAATCCTTCCTACCTTCATATGCAGTTCCAGATGCAATTTCTTCTTTATATACGAAATTACCAGATTCATGGTTAGTTTGTGCCAAAAAATGAGCTCTTTCTAATGGTGTTTTTGCTAAACCATATTTTCTCATAGCCGCTACTAATTCACTTGGTACTTTTATCTTTGTTTTGTAATTTGGAACTGGAGGAATGTTATCTTTAGGCTTTTCCTCTTCTGCCAATGGAGGGTCAGGTTCCTTTTCAGCATCCGCTGTAATTCGTTCCTCAACACTAGTCTGTTCCTCCTCACTTGGTATTGGTGCATCTTCTGGAAGTGAATATGCTTCAGCGGATGCTTCGTTTATATCTGAACCTTCTAAAGATGCTTCTTCTGATGCCACTAATTGAGCATCCGTCATTTCTATTTCAGTTGTATCTACTTCCGCAACATCGGCTATTTCTTCAGGTGTTTCCGATGCAGTTGATGCAGCTCCCCCAGGTCTAGATGGAGTTACCATGTATGAGGACCACATTATAACACCAGGACCAGGAGTTCCAAGTGGCGGATATAGTGATACGGTATTTATAATACCACTCACAGTAGATAAATGCAATGTTGCATATGATATAAAATCATCTACTATAATTGCCGAATTTTTTGTTGGAGGTATTACTGACATTTTTAAGCCGTTTTATTTTTTTCTGATGTTACTACGCTTTTACCGTTTTCATTTAATCTCCACAATGCAATAGATGATTTATCTACCCAATTTGCTTGTATTTTATTTTGAGTAAAATCACTAACCCATTTCCAACCTGTCCAAACTTGTATGTGGCCATACTTTTTATCATTATACCCCATTACTATAATATCACCAACTTGCCATTTTGTAGAATCTAATGTATATTCATCGCCAACATTAACTTTATCATTATAATAAGATTTACCACCGATGTTAGTAGCAAACGATGAACGCCCTCCACCAGTTGATGGATTCTTAAATGAGAACCAATCTGCGTTTCCACTAAGAGTTCCTAATCCTTTAACACCGGTTAATGCCACAACTACTGCTTGAGTTCCCTGTGGACAAAGTCCATGTATATCCGAGTTGAATCCTATTCTTAAATTTTCATAACTAATTCTTGGATTTTTGCCCAATTTGGGGCCCCACGCTCCGGCTTTTTTTAATAATTCATCTAAGTTTTTATATCCACTTTTTAAAGCGGTGTCATTTTCTAATTTTTTTGCAGGTGGTAATTTTTCTTCGGATAATACCTTTTGGTCATATAACGCTTTATCAATTATTTCTGCTTTAGTATTATCCATTTCAGTTATTATAGAAGCACTTTCATCATCACCTGCTATTACTAAATCCGATTGTATAATTTCTTCGTTTATTTTTTCTGGATCTGGATTTATTATTTCTTGAACATCTGGATCATTTTTATCCAATGGTATTTCGTTCCAATCTAATTTATCATATGGAGATTGTACATCATCGTTGGATATTGCCGCGGCTGCAGCTGGTGTTGGAGGTGTCCATTGCCCAGGATTTACTACCATATTAGATACAACCGAAACATTTGATACCGCACCAGGAGCGGGAATTACCGGTGTTGGAAAGTTATTCATAGTTGCACCAGACCAATACGCAATTACACCCTTACCCATTTCACCAACCAAATCATATGGGGCAGTTGATGTTTGGCCTTTTTGCAAAGCAGCTTTAAATAATTGTTGCATTGCATCTACGTTTCCCTTTTGTAAAGATATTTGATGAAGTGAATCCTTTCCTCGTTTAATAGCAGCATCATATTCAGTTGCATATGTTTTTGCAACCGTATCAATATCTGCAATACTTTCGGGACTATTAGAAAGATTTAATATATTATTTTTAAATGTTTGCCAAGACATAATTAACTATTTTGTTTATTAAGCATCATCTTCTACTTCATTACAATATCTAGTAGCCACGTCTATTCCACTTTCTGCAGTTTTCTTTGCAAAATTCTGAATTTTATATGAAAATGGGTCTTTTTTATCATGTACAGATGTATAATAAACCCCAACACTATCTCTTTGTTGATAAAAATAAAATCTATTTCCATTTTTAGGAGTATCATATGATTTGATAAATTTCATAGGTGTTGATAAATCAGGTTTTCCTATTGTTTCGTTTGATTT